ACCGACTACGCCTTTTCCTTTGTAGATGTCGTACCTCAGGTAAGGGTTCAGTACCGTAATCTCTTCATAGAATGAAGAATCAATTTGCTTACGGAAGATTCGGTTGATGTTCTCTTTCGGTCCTGTGTTGAACAGGTTAAGCAAACCGTAAGAAGTTGAACCTGTAGACTGTAAAACCACTTTTTTAGAGGTATTGGTGTAGGTCCCTACTTTACCTATCTTGCCTGCTTTGATCCGCCGCTGAATACCGCCGTAACTCAGTACTACCCTGAAATCAGCATCCTGAATAGTAATGGCATACTGCCCCGTACCATACAGGCCCAATATGCTTGTAGGCGCGTTGGCGTTACCTTTGAAAGCACTGGTTTGCTCTGCTCGGGACCAGAAGCGCCAAAGGTAATCCAGGTCAGTTTGATCCTGACTGGTGATAGGTACCCCCATCATCATGACAGCCTGTTCGATGTCCTTGATGTCGGGGTTTGAATGGATACTCTTACCCATTTCGGCATAGTCGATACCAAAGTATTTCACCAGCTTGGCAGTGCTCTTGTACTCAGCTGTATCCTGATAGATTGAAGCTGTACGGTTTACCTTGCCTCGCCGGAAAATAGCAAAAGGGAAGTACTTACCCGGAGTGTTGTAGTTGAGGTTGTAGAGTTTATCTACGGCAGGGTGTCTGCCGGTATTATCCTGATAGGTCCAGTACCCCTCTTTGGTGACATTCTCAACGGTATCCACATAGGAGAAGCTGGCTTGAAAAAAGTCAGCATCAGGATCGTACTCAGTTAGAGCCACCACAAACATGGCCCGATGGAGTGCTTTGTTATCGTCTTCCCAGATGTAGTGGATCTCAACCCCATCCAGCTCTTGTTTACCCCAACGTGGGATACTGCCCTCTATTCGGACAAGTCCTAGACCAGTTGCACTGGTTTGAGCGGGACGTTCAGGTGTCCACCCCCCTGTAGAAACTGCACCCCACACAGCGAATGCTGTGTACTCGAAACCAAGGTACACCAATTCATCGGAATCCACTTCTTCGATGTTGTAGGTCGGTGTCATGTAATCCAGGTAGACCGGGTGACCTACCTGTTCACTGAGTACAGTTATCTCATTGGTTTCCCGGTTATACCCGTACTGATCAGTCAGTGTCTGCCAACCCATGTGGTAGTGGTTCAGGGGCGCAAACTTACAATAGGTTAACTGTTCCAGAGGGAAACCAATGTCCTGCTCGATGGCGGCCTGCACCACAGACGTATTGGGCGAATTGTTCAACATAGACGCATTGGGTAGACCGTAGTAATAGTCCCCTCGCTCGGCATATCGGTAGGCTCGGTCAAACTTGATGGCTTGGCTGTTCAAGACATTCTCGGTAATAACCGGTACAAGATCACGACCTTCAAAGGTGGATTGAACCAGACTATCCCTGAGCATGTTAGGGACCACGTTATCCTCAACCACCCGCACGACCGAGGTATCTACGACTGTTTTCTTTTTGCTACTGAATAACCCCATAGAAGTTCCTCATATTAAAAAAGGGGCCGAAGCCCCTTATGTTGAATACCGTTACCGGTCAGGCTCCAACACCTGTCAGGAGTTTGCTGATAGCTCGTCCCACTGTGGCATCGTCCAACTGGTTTGTAGTGTTGGCACTGGTGCCTTCATCTGTGGTTCGGCGGACGTTCCAGGAATCGACCAACAACTTGGCCGCTTTCTGTTCAGCATCCCGTTGATACCCCGATGTCTGGGCACTGTAGAGAGCTTTCTGCTTACCGATAACACTGTCTGCATCTACACCCATCGCCGTGGTTTGAGCAGCCTCTGTGACCTTCTTCTGGGACAGCAAGGCAGTCTCAGCAATGGTCTTCAGCTTCTGCTCCATGATCAGGTCATACTCAGCACGCAGCTTGCATTCCTGTGCAACCAGCAAGGTATTCTCTGTTGCAGCATTCAATGCCTGCTGTTCCAACAAGGCGGTCTGAGCATCGATACGGAGCTTGTCTGCAGCCGCATTGGTGACCTGTGCTTCAACCAGCTGGATCTCGGCCAGGATCTTGTCACGCTCGGTCTGGGCATTCAGGATTTGTGCCTGAATCAACTGGTTTTCCATCTCAACCTTTTCACGGGTCAAGAGGAATTCCAGAGCACGGTCCATGACCGACTGTATAGCCCCCAGGTAAACGGTTGAGTACTCAGGGCCTTTGATACGGCCTTTGGCATACTCTTCCTGTAGGTGTGCTTTGGTGGCTTGCATCAGGACATCGAAGACACCTGAACCTGTCACTTCAACTTCAGTCAGTTCACCAATCGTTGGGATAGCCATTCAGTGTCTCCTGTTATGCAGCGTCAGCGGTACCGCGAGCCATAGCCTGACGTTGAGCCAGTTCCTTCAGTTCTTTCTCCGTCAGAGTCGGCAGGACTTCAATGCTGTATTCCTTGATCAGCTTGCCTTTACGGGTCTTGTTACCGCGACTATCGGTAACGGTCTGGAAGATCTGACACTTACGGCTTTCGATCATATTCAGGATGATACGGGGCACATGCCACTCAACATCAAAGGGCATCATCTTCTTGAAGGTACCGACAACACGGTTACCGGCCGTAAACAACTCACCTTCCCATTCACGTTTGTTGGGGTTCATACAGGTGATACGAACACGGACCAGTTCAGCAGCGTCTTTACGTTTCTGTGAACGGGTATCTGCTTCAGACATATTCTTGGCTTTACCGGTGTCTTCGGTCTTGCCATCACCTTCACCAGTGACAGCCGCATTAACTTTTTCACGCAGCTTTTCCAGACCAATGGACGGGTGGTAGGTAATACCCAGCAGGTCAGCACGTTCTTTCAGGGCGTCCAGTTCAGTCGGTTCTACAACAGTGGTTTCTTCGTTCATGGATTACTCCAACAGGTATTCAGTATTCAGGTCATCAAAAGAGGTGGGGTAGGACCTAAGCCCTACCCCATGCGATTACAGCTTGGCGAGAGTCTTCACCAGACCGATACGCTCAGGACGCTGCAGCAGGAAGCCGTAGTACCACTTGATGGACATGAAACCAGTCTCACCATAGGGATCGGTACGGTCAGCGGTCTGCTCACCGGGCTTCTTGTGGTAGATCTTGAACTTCACGGTCTTACCATCAGTCTGGAAACCAATGGTGGTGAAGGAACCGTCACCCACAACCAGCATCGGGAAGATGTCGTAGTTGGTACCGTTGTCGTAGTGCGCAGTATCACCTGCTTCAACAGCAGCACCGGCACCTGCCCAGTGCATCATTTCCGGTACCACAACAATGCGGAACTTACCGACAGTGCCCACTTCACCGTTCAGGACAGTACCGCCAGCGGCGTACTTCTCAACGGAGATGAAGGCCGGGTTACCGTGTAGATCCACCATACCTTCCAGCACCGGCAGCATCTCGGAACCCACGTACATGACACGACCACCTGGGATGGTTTTGGTGTCCACCATACGGGTACCGGTGATGACCTTGGTCTGCTTCGGGGTGCGGTTGTTGTCCAGGTCGATGGCCAGACGCAGCAAGTCACCGTAATCCACGATACCGTCAGTAGCAGTCAGTTCGCCGTCTGCAGTAGCAGCACCCGGATACTTCACAACACCGGCAGAGTTCAGCAGGTCAATCTGCAGAGCATCTTCGGTGATTTCGTTGGCACCGTTGATCATCTCGCGGTTGATGTGCATCAGCAGTTCTGCGTCAGTATCGAAGTCCAGTGATTCCTGGGTGTACTCATCGAAGAAACCGAACTTCTCGATAGAGCCTTCGACTTCCTTACGCTTGAAGCCAACACGGTTTACACGACCACCGGTTTCAGACAGCACCGGGAGTTTACCCGGGATGGTGCCTACGTCTTTGCTGGAACCATAAAGGTTACCATTGGCAATGGTGGCACCGGCTGCATCGATACCCTGGTCGTTGATGTTCGCGTCATCCAGCAGCGGCAGGTAATGGTACTTCTTGATCTTCTTACCCATGTGCTTCGGCATGGAAGTCACATCAGCAAGCTGGGAGAAATACTGTTCTTTGC